ATGTCAACCGGCCAGGTCGGCGCATATGCGCAAGCGACGATACCTGCAGCGGACGATGATACCTTGCGGACCATCGCCCAACAGTCGAAGTACGATCTTACTCTCCCACAAGCTCAGGCCACTGTTGAGGGTGATAAGGAGATGGGTGCAGCCTTGATGGCTTACCATCGTGAGGAAGTTGGTGACAAACCAGATGTTGTTTGTCCCGTGGAACAATCCGTCCGTTCATACCAGTTCAATCCCGTAACTTATGATCCTGAGGCGAAATCTCTTCAGGCTCCTTTCATGTGTCCCATGTTAGGAGACTGTTTCGTCCCTGATGATTGTTTGGCTAATGAGGTCAATGCTGTTAATGAGCGGGTGGTTAAGGTCAAGCCTGGCCCTATGGTTGTGACTAGTTTCATGCGGCAGTGTATGGTAGAATTCACCAACTTCCTAGTTCCTAAGGAACACACGTTGGACCCCGTCGACTTTGAATACCTATTGGAGAAGCAAGATCGTCCCTCACAACGACGTATTCTTGAGGTTGCTCAAGGCTGTTCTGCCGCCCTTTTGCGGTATATTCAGTCGTTTGTCAAGAAGGAATCATATGGTGATCTGAAACCTGCTAGATTGATCTCCCCTGTCAATGGGGTGGACAAGGCTGCTTACGCATTGTTCATGTATTCTCTAGTGGATTCCGTTTTGAAACCTCAGGAGTGGTATGGATTCGGCCGTGGACCTAAAGCGATCGCTCAGCGAGTCGCAAGCGTTTGTCAGCGCTCGAAACAGTTTGCCATTAACACCGACTTTTCGAAGTTCGATGGGCATTGCTCCAATATCTTTCGGGAATTGGAGCGCATGATTCTGCTTCGCGCTTTTCGCCCCGAGTACCACGCAACACTAGCTGATCTTCATGGGTCACAGTACAACCTAAAAGCAACGACACCTGGTGGCGTTGTTTACCACACCTGGTTTACCCGCGCGTCTGGTTCACCTGAGACGTCGGCGTTCAACAGCATAGATAATGCCTTTGTTTCCTACCTCGCTAACCGTATGAACCGTCCTGATGGTGTTTATATGGAGCCTCAGGAGGCTTGGGATGCGTTAGGCATTTATGGTGGTGATGATGGCATCACACCTGATCTGGACCCCGAGTCATTCTCGCGGGCCGCGCGTGCAGTTGGGCAGTCGGCGACGGTTGAACGGATAGTGCGGGGGACTTTGGGAATTAAGTTTTTGGCTCGTGTTTATTCGCCGTTTGTTTGGGATGGCGATGATAACACGTGTTGCGACCTCGCGCGTCAACTCACTAAGTTTCACGTTACCACTCGTTTAACTGGCAACGTGACACCAGTGTTGAAGATGCTCGAGAAATGCCGAGCTTTCTGGCTTACGGACGAGAATACGCC